AGTTTTACGTTCTTTAACCAAGGAGATTCAAAGATGGAAAAGTTCCAAGTGAAGTTGAAGCTGTCGAAGGAAACGCTGGGAACCTTTGTCTATGCGACGAAGGAAGCCGGCGCTCACGTGAAGTCTGTGTACGTGAGCAAGAGTGCCTTCGAGGGTGCGGCGCCCGCAGCGTTGATGCTTACGCTAGAGGAAGCGTCTTAGGCTTTGTTTCTGTATTGACATTTGATTGACACGCTGCCATAATGGGTGTGTTGAAGCAGAACGAACAAGGAGATTCAAAGTGAACTTCAAAAGATGGTTCTCGTTGGGATTTCTTCCTGACGGTGAAGGTGGCGGTTCGGTAGTAGAAACCAAGCATGATCTGAGCAAGATGTCGGGGTGCATTCGGGCTGCTCTCGACCAAGGAAAAGCGCCGGGCTGCTTACTGTTTGGTGGCGAAGAAGGCCCTTTTAACCCGTCTAGAGGCTGTGCTGTAGGGCTGGCTATAATCGGCGCGGGAATGGTTAAGGATTATTACCTTAATTGCAAAGCCTACGACCGGATGGAGCTGGGCGCTACCTTGACCCCTGGACGTTACTGCTATTATGCCGCGGAACTTTTCGGTATGTCCCCTGACGTAGTGTTCGAGGCAGAGTGTCGGTACATGGGCTGGGAATATCACTCTTCGGTAAAGCAAACCCCCGCTGAAGTCGCTGATTGGCTTGAATCCAAAGGATTTTAGGGGTAGCATCGCTTTCGTGGACTGAACCACAACGCGCGGGGCGGTTTCCTCGCAAAAGAGAAAGGAAGCAAATGAAGATTGCAGCTAAGACGAAGGAAAAGCCCACTCCCGTTGAGGTGGATTACGCTGTCCCTGACGGACTGCCTGCCCTGACTACTGCGTTCGGCGCTGAAGTTGTTGCCGCTCACGCAAAGGGCAGTATCGTGATCTCCGCGCAGGCTTTCATGCGGCGCCTGATCGAGAAGGGCAAGAGCCAGAAGGATATTCAGGACGAACTGTCCAAGTGGAAGCCTGACCTTCGCGTGGTCGTGAAGCAGAGCGCCGAGGAAAAGGCTCAGTCCGCGATCAAGAACCTCACTGCCGAAGCCCGTGCGTCGCTGCTCAAGCAGCTTCAGCTGGAACTGGCTGGCGGGGCGAAGCCTGTGAAGGCGGCCTAAGCTGGTCGTTTTGTACCCTGCTGTTCCAATTTGGAACAGTAGTATGCGGGAACACGCAGGGTGCAATTCAAGGGGCCTTAGAGTTGTACACTGACCGTGATCCTCCCACACGGGCAATACACTTTAGGGTTCCCTGAATTGCAACTTTACAAAGGGAACAAGATGGAAAGTCACTGGAACTATCGGCGGGTTAAGCATATTAACTCAAAAGAGCCTTACGCCGAGCAAGGTTACTGCACCGTTCATGAGATACACTGGAATGCAGACCAAACCCCTCACCTCTTTAACTTCAACGATCTAAAAGTCTTCGAAAAAGAAGATCTAGAAAGGATCGCAGCCGCTTTTGACCACCCTCCTGTTGTCGAGGTAGATGATGCATCTATCTTCTGGGACGCAGAGGATGATTATGGAGTTTGGAATTACAAGACTTGGAAGTGGCTAGTCGAAAAGGATTCTTCAACTGTGGAGCAAGTGTGAGTGCGTAGAGTCTATGTGCTGAACCGCGGCGGGCATGATTATAGTGCTGCTGAAGAGTTTGGCGAAGTGGTGTATTGCACCGAGGGGAATCTCTCCAAGTGGGACATAAACCAGATGTATCGTATCGCTGAGGAGAACCTCGTCGATAGCGAGCCAAGCGACTACATCGTTCTCACCTCGTTGACCTCCCTATGTAGCGTCTACAGTGCTGTCTTCGCACACAAGCATGGCCGGCTGAACCTGCTAATCTTTAAGGACGGAGGGTATGTGGAACGGACTCTAGTGATTGGGGAGGGCGTACCCTGTGGTTAAAAAGTACTACGACAACACGATGATTTCAAGCTACAAGGACTGTCCTCGAAAGTACTATCTACGCCATGTAAAGAACTGGCGCTCCGGAGGAACTTCGCTTCCACTGAGCTTCGGCCTAGCGTGGCACGCAGCGATGGACATAGTATGGCAGCATGCAAAGCGCCTTGACAAGATGAGCCTTGCTCAAGCGGGCTATGCTGCCTTCTGTAACTCTTGGGAGGAACAAGGCTTGCCAGTTGATCTATCCCTTGAGCAGATTGAGGCCTCATCTCCTCGTGTGCCTCCAGTGGCTGCGGAGATGCTCCACGGGTATATAGATGTTCGCTGGAGGCTGCTGCAGGAAGCTGACCTCGTAGCAAGCGAGCAGCCCTTCGCCGTTCCTATCCCAGGAATGGATGAACGCTGGTACATAGGGCGCCTGGACAAGGTAATTCGCACTACCGAGGTAATTCCCCTTGAGCACAAAACTACAACGGAGTATAAAAAAGATGGAGGCTTTAAGGCTAGTTACGTCGAGGGATGGTTCAGCGATTCCCAAGTCAAAGGGTACGAGTTTGGGGGTGGGCTGTTCTTCCCCGGTGTTTCTCAGGTCTGGGTGGACTCTGCGCTGGTACACAAGACTGTCCATGACAAGTTCAGATTCATTCCAGTATCTCACCCTATGCCTATGCTCCAAGAGTGGGTCGGGGATACAAGAAACTGGATCAGGAGGATTGAGGCAGACACTACTGCGGGGTACTTTCCAAAGAACGAAGGCTCTTGTCTTGGTAAGTTCGGCCCCTGCTCCTTCCTCCCTGTCTGTCGAACAACTCCTGACCCTGGTAAGATGGGCGAACCCCCCGAGGGATACATAACAGAAGCTTGGGAGCCGTTTGATCTACTAGGCTTGGAAAAGATTTTTGACAAGGAGTCTACAAATGAGCAAACGAGTAACAATAGTAACGCTACAGATAAGAGTTCAGACACCGGAAGGGAGTAATACAGCAGAAATGTTAGCCTTCATTAGAGAGGCTATAGAAGCTAAGGTGTCTCTGGATAAGTCTTTAGCACCTAAGGTCGCAACATCTAGGATAGACCTAGAAGATTTAGTAGTGAAACTAGTGAAGAAAGAGACAACCTATGGTTAAGTTCAAGTGCCGTTTCTGCGCTAATCAAGGTGTTGAAGCTTGGGGAAACCCAGGCCACGGAGACTGGACTAAGCCTATGTTTTCCAATACTAAGCCTATGTTTTCCAACACTACCAGGGTGGAGTGTGAAAACGGCCACCGTTGGTCCGTCCCAAAACTTAACAAGGAGAAAGCAGAATGACTCAAACCTATGACTCCCGCTGCAAAGACCTTGCAGTAATCTTCATCGAGCCTTACGTACATACGAAAGCTGACTTGGATGAGCTTGCCTGGGCTATCCAAGACACCATCGAAAGTTACACATCAGGCCTTGAGCCTAAGGCTGCCGAGAGCGCCAATGAGTAAAAAGTTTGGGTGCGTTACCCTTCAAAAGCCTAGCCTACAGGGGCTTATCCTGATCGGTGGGATTTTTGCGATAGGTGGTCTTGGTATTCTCGCGTTAGTTCTTTCTGCCTTAACCATGAACGCTGTATCTCTGTGGGACTGCTTGGATAAGCTCGCGGTCAAAGTTATGGAAGGCCAGAATGCCCAGTAACGCAAAGGATGCTGCCGCAGCTACCTCCCGGCGCATTCTCGTCTTGGGAGACACTGGTGCAGGAAAGACTACACAGTTCCTCACCTTGAAAGGAAAGAAGTACATTCATCTTTTCGACCCGAACGCTCTTATGTCCTTAAGGGGCTACGATGTTGACTATGATGAGTACTTGCCTACCGCGATTCGAGGAGCCATCCAGAGCCTCTCTAAGGACAAGGGCGGCGATGCGCCGAAGAATCAGAAGTCTGACGTATATCGCACCTTCGAGCTCGAGTTCAACGAGCGCCTTGAGAATGGCTTCTACAATCAATACGACTGGATAGGCTTTGACTCCGCTACCACGCTGCTCGACCTAATGATGGATCGTGTCCTCTCGATCAACGGGCGCCTGGGCACCTGGCCTCAAGAAGATGATTGGGGTCCACAGATGATTGCCTTTACCAACATCTGCCGCACACTCGCGGGGGCTGGAAAGAACATCTACATGACCGGGCATATGCAAGATAAGAAGAACCGGAAAACTGGCGCTAGCTCTCGTGTCCCGATGATGACTGGCCAGCTGGCGCAGAAGATTCCCCTTCTCTTTACGGACATCTTCGGCTTTGACTCTGACAAGACGGACGATGGAAAGGTAGGTTACTTTATGCACACGGTACGAGACCGTGAGTTTACAGTAATTCGTACTTCCATCAAAGGGCTAGAGCCGGTAGAAAATGTCACGATCCAGTGGGAGACTACAAAGGACCCTGTTGGGCAAGGACTTGGGGGAATTCTTTCATGGTCGGAGAAGAATGGCTGAGGCTTCTAAAGTTCGTAGTAATCGTGCTGCTTTGTGGCTGGGTAGTGCGACAGATAGCTTTGTACGGCCAAATAGTAAGATGGTGGTAGGAGGCCCATGACACACGGAACAGAAATGCCGTCAATGTTTAAGAATGCGCTAACCAGCACTAACTATGCTGGAACTGCATTCTTAGACACCACTCGTAATAGCCCAACCTCTTCAACTTGGAGTACAGGTATGTACGCTGAGGCGAGGAAGGAGAAGGCGTATGAAAATTTTTTAAATCCACCAGATAGGACGCCGCCAATGCCAGACGCAAAAGAACCAACGATAGATCTTCGAATCGTAAAAGTCGTAATCGCAGACGTAGACAAGAATCTCCCTGTCGCTTCCAGAGTGCTTTTCCAGGGAGAAGAACAGGTAACAGAACTGACGGATGAAGAGCTATTCTTCGAGGTTCCCATTGTGGACCTGTTGAAGAAACACAACGAACTTCGTGCGAAGAATCTGAACAAGGCTGATACCTCGAAGGCCGGAAAAGATGTCTTTCTTGAGCCCATCCGAGTTCGTGACTTGAGGATGGTAGTAGTCGAAATCGCTGATTTTTCGAACTAAACTAACCTAGGACTAAACCAATGGCAAAGATTATTGTTAACCTGGCTGACCCCTCCGTCTCGGAGCCGAAGCCTGTTCCAGACTCCATGTATGACCTGGAGATCGTCTCCGCTGAGTCCACAAGCAGCCAGGGCGGTTCGCCTCAAGTGGAGGTTCACATCGGAATCCTCGGCCATGAGGACGCACCGAACGTGCGGCACTACATCTCTCTCCCCAAGGAGGGTGATGACGCCGGAAAGCGCGGCACCAAGCTGCTCTTTGCGAAGCGCTTCTGCTCGCTGTTCAAGATTCCCTACGACGAGACGGGCTTCGATACAGACGACTTCACTGGAAGCAAGGCTCGCGCCGAGCTTACCACGGAGGAGCGCAACGGGAATACCTACAACAAGCTGATTCTTCCTCGCCTGAAGGACGAGGGCGGCCTAAGCTCGACAAAGGCTGTCGCTAAGCCTCCGAAACGCGGGTAGGCTACTTCCTGCAGCGGCCTTCACAAGAGGCCGTTGTGGAAAGTGGGCTGCGGCGATTACGGGCGAGGCGGGCATCGACCGCCTAATTGACAACGTAACGATCCTGAGGCGTCCCCTACAGGCCAGCCCACTACAGGAGGTTAGATGAAAGTAATCGTTCCAGGACATACATACGTATTAGAATCTATTGATGGAGTCTATCCGCAGGGAATAGTTTTTGTAAAGAGGGTTGGAGACTATTACCCTGGTAACACAGGGCAGCCTCACGCAGGTACAACTATACAAGAGGTATGCCGAATGCTGTTAGATAGAGTTAGATACGTTAATGGACAGATCTCTTGTCTAGAGAGCGAACTTATTCTAGGACATCTCAACACGATAATCGCTCTCTGTGAGTTCCGAGCAGCTAGAGTCCACGGCCGAGTCTTAGATATAGAGACCATTGACGAACTGGAGCACACCGCTTCTTGCAAGGTCTGTGGGCATCTTCAGTGTGAGCAACATGAAGCTACGTGACCTCGTGAAACCACTAAGTGAGCAGACCGATGAAGAGCTACAGTCTCGTCTACGAGAGATACGTCACTCTAGAGAAAATGTTCGGCCTGCGGCGAAAAAGATCGTGGCCCGCATTGAGGAGAAAACTGAGCGAAAGAAGGTGTCGAGGGTTCAAGACCTTCTTGAGGACCTTACACCTGAGGAAAAACTTAAGCTTGTTCAACAACTGTTAGCCCAAGGAGAGGGAAATGAGTGATGCAATACCGCAGGGTATTCCAAGAATTCTGAATATCGACGACATTAAGTGGGACACGCGCTATCGTGCAGAGTTCGGCGATCTGGAGGCGATGGCAGACTCCATTAGGGAAAAGGGGATAATCCAGCCAATCTCAGTTTCTACGAAGATGAAACTCCTCGCTGGGGAGCGGCGTATTCGAGCGGCAAAGATGGCTGGGCTAACGAAAATTCCTGCCCTTGTACGGGAAGTAACTGGAGAGGTAGATGAGCGCGAAATCGAGCTTCTTGAAAATATCTATCGAGAAGACTTTACCTGGGCAGAGAAAGTCAAAGGTATTAGGGACATTGACCGTCTATACAGAGAAAAGCATATGGACTGGTCCGGACGGAAAACGGCGGAGCTTCTCAACAAAGGGATTGGAAGTGTCTCCAGATATCTACAACTGGCCAGTGCTATTGATTCCTTTCCTGAGCTTGCTGAGGTTGCTACAGCCGAGGAAGCCCTCAAGGTTGTCAAAAAGATTCAAGAAAAAGAGATTGTATCGGAGCTACGAAAGCGGCATGACGTTGACACGCCAGGCTTCAGCAAGGGCCTCAAAGCGATGCTCAAGATCGGCGAAAACAACTATAACATCGGGGATACTTTTAAGGGCCTCTCAGAACTCAGGACAAACGGAGTCGTGAACGTCATTGAGTGCGATCCTCCATATGGGATTGACCTCAAAGTGATGAAACGCGCAAAGGACAGCGCAACGGCGACGATCCACAAGTACAATGAGATCGACATAGACGAATACCCACAATTTCTGCATACACTCACAAAGGAGCTTTACCGCGTAGCGGCACAGCACTCGTGGTTGATCTTCTGGTTCGGACCAACGTGGCAGCATCAAGTCCTCACAAGCCTCCGCGCAGCGGGTTGGAGTGTAGATGAGATTCCCTGTATCTGGGTAAAGTCTCAGGGACAGACCATGCAACCTGAAGTATACCTTGGCAGGGCGTATGAACCGTTCTATCTCTGCCGCAAAGGGATTCCTACCCTCATAAAGAGGGGCCGGCTGAACGTGTTTGATTTCGCTACGACACCTGGCCAGCAGAAGATTCACACCACGGAGAGACCTCTTCCCCTTATGGAAGAACTGTTGGAAACGGTAGGGCTTCCTGGCCAAGTGGTCTTGGTTCCCTTCCTTGGAAGTGGCAACACACTAAGGGCTGCCTACAAATGCGGTATGAAAGCCTTTGGCTGGGAGAAGTCCTCCGAGTACAAGGACCAGTTCATGCTAGCCATTGAGGCAGACTCAAGGGCACTTGGGGCGGATGAAAATGAGTAAGAAGGTCATTATCTACATGAATGAGCAGTTGCACGCTCGCGTACCTAAACACGGTGTAATGACCGTGCAGCATGGTTCGGCCAAGTGGTACACTAACGAGATTGACTTGAAGCTTAGCATAAGCGCCAAGGTCTACCTTCGTCAAGACGAGGGAATAACCGTAGCTGGAAGGAAGATACGAGTGCTTTATAAACCAGAACTTTGCAGTGACGTGAAGAGCCACGAAGTGAAGGCTTGGATAGAGGTCACTTGAGCTTCACTCCGGAGACTGCTCCTCGTGTAATTCCTGCCGAAGGCCCCAAGAACGCAAAGATTGCGATCGTGGGTGAGGCGGGAGGCTCCTATGAGAATACTCAACTGCGGCCATTTGTCGGCCCAGCAGGGGGAGTTCTTGAGCACTGTATGCACGCTGCAGGAATCATCCGCAGCGAGGTCTACATTACAAACGTAGTGAAGCTCCAGCCAAAAGGGAATGAGATCGCGCCGTACTTTAACGGTGCAAAGGGACAGTTCACCTTCGAGGGAAAACAATGGGTAGACGCTTTGCTAGAGGAGTTGCAAGGAGTAAAACCAAACGTGGTTGGAGTGTGCGGCGCTACCGCGCTGTGCGCGCTTACTGGAAAGACCAAGATCACAAAGTACAGGGGCTACGTATTGGAGGGTGTGAATCAACTGAAGGTGATTCCCCTTATTCACCCTGCGGCAGCATTGCGTGGTCAGTACGTATGGCGCTATCTCATAGCCACAGACCTAAAGAAGATTAAAGCGGAGAGCGGCTTTCCTGAAATCAGAAGGCCCCAAAGGCAGCTAGTCACTGAGTTCTCCCACGTTCACGAAGTACTTGAATGGATTGAGTACTTTGAGAAGGCAACTCGCGTGTGCTTTGATATTGAGGTGCTAAACTATGAACTGGCTTGCATTAGTTTTAGTGACACTGCTAGCACTGCTTGCAGTATTCCTCTCGATCATCGCTGGAGCGAGAGCGACGAAGCTCTCATTTGGAGAGGGCTGCAAAGAGTTCTTGGAAATCCTGCGTCCACAAAAGTAGGCCAAAATCTTATCTTTGATATACACTTTCTACTTACAAAGTGTGGCATCGAAGTGAAGGGTCCTTTAGAAGATACGATGGTGGCTCACTCAGTGATGTTCCCAGAGCTGAACAAGGGGCTTGGTTTCCTTGTGTCCCTCTACGGAGGGAGTCAAGCTTACTACAAGGACATGGTGAAATTCTCTAACATAAAGGAAGAGTCATGACAGCGCCAAGTCACGACCTCAACGACTGTTGTCAGCATTGCAAGTGCTGGCTTGGGGATCGTTCTAGTAAAGATGGTGAGGCCCAGGGAGAGTGTCATCTAGACCCTCCTCAGGGAGTTGGAATGGTCCCTAGGCCTAGCCTCCTAAATCCAAAGGCTATGGACCTGCAACTGATCTTTGGCTGGCCCACTGTGAAGGCGCTACAGTGGTGCAGCAGGTTCGAAAGAGCTGTTGAACCGACGAAGCAATGAACAACGATTTCCTAACCTACAACGCGCTGGATGCAGCGTGCACTATTGAGTGCCGGGACGCCTTCTGGGAGGACCTCTCTTTGGAAGGCTATCAGCCTGCTTATGACATGACGGTGGCAATCTACGAACCCCTCATGTTTATGCAGACTCGTGGCATCAAAGTAAACTTTGAGGCGCTTACTTCCACTAAGGTAAGCATTCTCGCAAGTGCAGCCGAGAAACAAGAAGAGCTGAACAAACTTTGCGGAAGGGAACTGAATGTCAACTCCTCCAAGGACTGCCAAGCCTATTTCTACGTTGAGCGAGGAATTGCTCCTTACTATAACGAAGGACGAGTCACGGTGGACGACTTGGCCCTGCAACGTATGTCGAGAGGTACTGCTAAGCGGGGAGGGCTTCGAGAAGCAAAGCTTGTTCAGGAGATTCGTGGTCTTCAAAAGCTACATGGAACCTATCTCGACATTGAGTTTGACCCTGACGGACGGATGCGTTGTAGCTATAACCCTCGAGGGACTAAATTTGGACGACTAAGCTCGAGTAAGACTGTTTTTGGCACTGGCACGAACATGCAGAACTTGCCTCAAGAGTTCAAGAAGTTTCTTGTGGCAGACCCAGGTTATGTCTTGTGGGAAGTGGATAAGCGGCAAGCTGAGTGGGTTGTAGTCGCCTACCTAACGCAAGACGCGAATATGCTTAGCGTCGTGGAGAGCGGGCAGGATACTCACATCCACACCGCTTCGTTGATGTTCAACGTAGAAAAGGAGCTACTTGAATATGAAGCCAAGATCGTGGGGAACAATAGCGATAGTGACTACATTAGCGGGCTGCGCACTAGTGATGACAGGCTGCGCAGCTTGGAGGGAAAACTCCCTCGCACCATGTCAGCCAGACAGTGCGGAAAGAAGTCTAACCACGGCCTCAACTACGATGAAGGGTTCGCAAAGTTTGCCCTCATCAACGAGATGGAACAATCAGAATCCAAACGAATCTGGCTCCTGTACCGCCACATTTATCCTGGACTGCCCCTGTGGTATGAAGCCATTAAGCGGCAGCTGTCTCGAGACAGAACTCTTACCAACTGTTTCGGACGAAAAGTAAGATTCATGGATGCTTGGGGGCCGGACCTTTGGAAGGCGGCTTACTCCATGCTTCCGCAATCCACGGTAGTTGATTCACTAAACCAGGGGATGGTAAGAATCTACCACGATGAAGAGCTGTGCGATGCACATGCCAGTAATATAGATTTACTTGGGCAGGTTCATGACTCAATTCTTCTTCAAGTTCCGGAGTGGCTAATTCAAGACCCTAGCTTTCAGGATGTACAGAAGCAGGTCTATGACTATGTCTCACCTGAGCTGACCTACAATGGGAGGACCTTTAAGATTGCCACAGACTCCAAGTTTGGCCTCAACTGGGGCGGATTTCATAAGGAGCTAAATCCGCTTGGAATGAGAGAGGTCAAAAGCCACAATGAACTAAAGAAGACCTTGGGGGAACTCGGTGTCCAAGCGAGAACTGGATGATTGGCTTACGAGATATCTTGAGTACACAGAGCAGACAGAGCCTCCTACGACGTATCACACTTGGTGTGGTCTATCGGTCGTGGCGGGGGCGCTCCAACGCAAGGTGTATCTGGAGTGGGGATTCGAGACGATCTATCCGAACCTCTTTGTTGTTCTTATTGGGCCCTCAGGAAAGGCCAGAAAAGGGGTGGCGCTCGGGATTGCTAAGTCATTACTACTCGGACTACCAAGTGTGTCTATTGCGCCGGAATCGACTTCTGGCCGCGAAGCGCTCATCCTTGCGATGAAGCGATCGCTGAGTAACTTCTCTCTACCTAACGGCGGCAAGATAAACTTTCACTGCTCCATTACTGCTTTCAGTGAGGAGCTTTCAGTTCTACTCGGCCAGGGAGACATAAAGCTCCTTGCAAACTTAACGGACTGGTATGACTCAAAAGATGAGTGGGAATATGAAACGATCGGACGGGGTAAGGATTCGCTCCAAGGTCTTTGTTTCAATCTTATGGGAGCAACAGCACCCGACTGGCTACAGTCCATGCTCCCACAGGAAGCTGTTGGTGGAGGCTTTACGTCGCGCGTTATCTTTATCGTGGAGGAAGCAAAGGGAAAGACGGTTCCCGAGCCCCCTCCCCCCAACAAGGAGCTGGGGGATCGTCTACGTAGAGACCTTGAACGGATCAACCAACTCAAAGGAGAATTCACGTTCACGGAGTCGGGGAAGAGATGCTATATCAACTGGTACAAAGAGCAAGACCGTCTACTTGGGGAAGATACGCCAGCGGTAAAGGATACGCGCTTCGCAGCTTACTGTGAGCGCCGAGCCACACATCTCCGAAAGCTAATGATGCTCGTAAGCGCTAGCCAGGGTGATACACTGAAGCTCGACCAAGTCGACTTTGATAAGGCTATACGAATTCTACAAACCGCTGAAGTGAAAATGGGTAAGACCTTCGGCGGTCTCGGCCAGGCAAAGAACTCAGACGTCACAGAGAAAATCTTGAATTACATCAAGAGCGTCAAGACCACAACTCGAAAGGTGATAATTGCAAGGTTCTACCGCGATGTAGATATGTTTGCGCTGAACAACATCGAAGCGATGCTGGACGCAATGAAGGTCGTAAAGATTGAGGTGATACCTAAAACTAACGAAAAGGTGTATAGATGGATCGGGAACGACTAATGTTCCATGTTGGAACAGTAGAGGATTAACATGATAACCTCTGGTAATATAAAGCTAGACGCCATCGTCGCAGAGCTTGAAGCCACAGTACTAGGCTTCGTCGAAGGAAACGCCCTCAAAGCCGCTGAGATAGCAGCCTTGAAGGCGGAGATTACAACGCTAAACGAAGCGCTAAAGGCAGCTAACGCACTGCTCGAAAAGCGTAAGCGGAAGCCTAAGCCTTTGGCACCACAAGAGCTGCCGCAGCCGCCTGCACCTGGTTAGCAATCGAAGCGAGAACGTCCCGCTCAATGCTAGGCAGCGCTGCCAGCAGCGAAGCGTTCAGCTTAGCCAACTGCAGCATGATGTTGACGGCGCTAGAATCCGCCGCGATGCTGGTAAAGAAGGTTGCCAGCAGTGGCAGAGCCGCTTTCTGTGCATCGGTTTTTGCAAGGGCTACCGCCCCAGAGATTACGTCGCTCAAGCTCATTTCTGTTCCTTTCGTGGTTAGATCTTCGGGGGTGCCCCAGCAACTATAGCACCGTAGCCAAAGGCATAGGCAACGGTTTGAAGTGCCATAGCATACTGTGGAAACATCTGCGCTGCCACACTAAGGACTAGCATTCCTACCGCGTGTCCTCGAGTGCTGTTAAACCAAGCATCTATTACTTTCATGGGTACTCCAGTAGTGATTGGTGCGGGTACTTCTCTGTTTATGCCTATGGTAATCTGATCTGCAGCCAAGAGCTTAGTGAATAGCTCTGCAAAGGCCTCATGTGACTCACCTACAAAATCCTTCGCCTTCGTTCGGCCTACAAGTAAGCAGTCCTTCGTATCTTTTGCCGTATTCCCCCAGTGAATCTCAATCCCTGTATGCCCTGGTACAGCCAGCAAAAAGGGCATTATACGGTTAAACTTTACTGAGTGCAAAAGTTTCACGTCGTACACTCCGGCTGGAATTGGAGGCTGCGGTTCCAGAACATAGCACTCAAATGTGCCATCTATAAGTAGCTGTGAGATTACACTTGTAGCGCTTGACTCCAGCGGAGTGATTGAAAGTTTCACTGTGCGTCAATCTTCTTCTGAACGGCCTTTGGTACAGTAGCGTCTATAGAGAGCTTCTTCAGCGTTCTTGGGCGGTCCTTCTCTGGAGTAGCAAGGATGAGAGTCTGTGCCCACATTCCCTCGTGCATGACACGAGACCAGTTGTCACTCTTGTAGTCATGCCAGTAAAGTAGCCCGATCGCTGCAAGAACTAAGACTACGAAGATAACACTCTTACCTCGTGCTTGTAGCTCTAAAGGGCCAAGTTTAAGTCCCATATCGTCGGACCTCCGACCGTTAGTGGTTTCCTCTTCGTCAGCCATCAAGACCCCTCTCATAGTTAGTGGTTTTATGATGCAGCCATAAAGTGTCCTGAAAACTCAAGGCCTGTACCATCCTTAAAGATTGCATTACTACCAATGGCCGTACTCGCGACAGTCCTGGAAAAGATTTGAATTTGATTAGCTCCACTAAAACAAGTTGCTGCCATAGAAACAATTGCTGTAGCCAAAGTTCCATCATTTCCAACGGCAACAATTGTTGCACCTCCAGTATTAGTAAATGGTAAACCAGAGATCGTAGTTGTACTCCCTGTTCCAATTGTATTAATAGTTAAGAGCCCAGAAAAAGTCACTAAACGACCAACTTTAGTGTAACTACCCACTTGAGTTGTATAGGTAGTTGTTCCTCCAAGCGAAGGAATCCAAGTTCCTTCCTCATACATCTTGAGTGTATGATTTGTTGGAGTTCCAGAACCTCCAGCAGAGGCATACACAATAGCTGGGCTACCAGCAGATGCAAAGATAGTTGGAGTTCCCGCAGCAGAGCCAGCTACTTGTAGGTGGCTAGTCGCGCCCGGCTGGTGGATAACCTCGAACTGAGTTATACTAGCCCCACCAGAATCATTAGTAGCACCAGTTAAAAAGTTTAGGGAGCCTGTGCCCTTTGTAACAAAAAATATCCCAGAATTCGTAGCACCTTGAGCAAAAGCGTTCACATTTCCAATTGCAGGAGAGAACCCCCAATTTGAAGTTGGAGATGCGGAATCTAGTAATTGTAACCCTAGTGTGCCATTATTCGTCTTGAGCGACAGCGATCCGGTCGTACCGGAGTCGATGATGGGGGTGAATACACTTTTCCAGCGATTTGCTGGAAGACCAGAAGAAGCAAAACCATCTGTATTAGGCCGAACATTTCCAGAGCCCACTTGGCAAATAATGTCTGACCCACCACCTGTTGCCAGAATCAAAACACCTGCTACAGCGGAATCTACCTTAGGCGTAACTACACTCGTCGTGGCTGTTACAGTACCCGCAGATATAGCAATCGCCGGTGCGCCACGATAGAAGAAGTTGTTAAGATCTTGTAGCCACGCCGCGCTTATTGTAGGCGGGCCACCTTGAACAAATGTAGTATCAGCCATTAGGGATTAGTCACAGTCGGGTCAAAGAGAGGACTTACGAATCCAGGGATTACACAGCCTGGAATAGCCTCGCCAGGAAAAGCTGTCATTCCATTCGGAGAACACACAGGCACAAAGGTGGTTCCTGCCTGCTGCACCCAGGGAGGCGTCTGAATGTCTGGAACTCCACGAACAAAGTCCTGTGGCTGCCTAGCCTCATTATGCTCCGGGCAGCGCCACATTCCCTGCCAGTTCTTCACCATTTCAGAGGCTTTACGCTTATGCCCACACATGGAGCAGGAAGCGTTCCAGTCCCCTGGGTTAAGGTAATCAGAGATTCCCATTAGTATTCCATTCCTATGGCAAAGCCCTGCTTCTGAAGCTTTGGCAACTCTTTCTTAAGACGGTTGCCAATGTCGTTGCGGAATGCTCTATCCTGAGTGGACGGTATCGAGAGCTGCCATAGAGTCTCATAGCACGCTTTCTGTGCCTCGCTGACCGTCTTTCCAGTTCCCGTCGCCACAAGGATGTAGTCACCAGCGGTGAGGTAGGTTTCTGCACTACGAACTCCCCCAGGAACTTGAATCGGTGCCATACCAATCATCACTTCCTGAAAGTGAAGATGAGGCTTGTTGCTCAAAGTAATACCCCTGATAGGAAAGCCTGACCACTCCCGCTTGGTCAGTTTGCTGTTCGGGTAGTCCCCATGAGAGAGAACCACTCCAATTACTACGTCTTGGGATACCTTCATCGTATCCTTCCCGTCGAGTAGATCTCTTAGCCATTGTACAGGGTCTCCTGAGTTAACCGCTTGGTGGATGTTGAATGCAGGCCATCCCAGCCGAGCCGTGAACTCAAGAGGCCAGGGTACACCTTTCTTGTCCACAATGCAATTTACGTTGAGATTGCCTACGTAGTTAATAGTATGCAAAAAGCTTTCAAGAGGTTTAAGCATCAAGTCAAAAAGCTTTGAGTGCCGGACATAGCGCATGATGGTTCCCTGCTCGCCAGTATTCGGCCCAAGGTCATCTGGGTAGAGACGCTTTACTTCCCAGTCTTCCTCGATCCAGTTGTTCCAGCCTCCAGGTCCGAACCAACCACTAACACCGATCTCAGTACCTTCAACGAGGCCTTGAAGCATGAACTGTCCGTCGAGCTTTGTGGTAGCCTTCCAATGCTCAAGCATAAAGATCATGTCAGCCGCTGTGTCCGAGACAAAGCTAACTGACTTATCCATATCTCCGCCCCAGGGCTTAGAGACATAAGGCTTGTTCGTAGAGCGAACGTAAGAGATTGCCTTATCGTAGTCGTCAAACACCTTGTTAGGCTTTGTAGCTATTCCATGTTCATTTAGGATTTTCTGTCCGTAAGCCCTGTCAAGTTCGAGCTTAGCTCCTTCAGCGTTTGCTCCAAGGATAGGGTAGCCTTGCGAGAAGAAAGGCTTAAGTTCCTTTTCAAACTTATTATTGGCTGTAAGAAGTATGAGGTCAGCCCATCCCATCGAAGCGCGCCAATTATCAACTTTTTGAACAAGACCATCTCCCACAGGTGATTTAGGCGTCCAAAGGCGAACGCTGTGATCTGCCTCTTGACAGCGCATGCCGAAGTCAAGACCGCAAAAGTCTGGGTCGATGATTAAGACGTTCAAAACTCTACCCTACGCTTACGCTTCTCTGGGAGCTCTCTAGCACTGTAGCGTTTAATCTCGTCAGGGTCTAAGCGGCTCTGTACAGAGCTTATCTTAGCCTCTAGAGCCATCTTACGATCGACTAACATGCTTCGGCGTTGCATTTCATTAGTGTACGTTCCAGGCCTACCGGGAGTGTCTGAAGCGCGGAGGTCATCATAAGGAGTGCTTATTTTACCTACACGCTTCTGTATCTGCTGTGGTGAAGGGTTAATTTGCCGCTCCAGGCGATTGCGGAGTTTTTCCTGCTCACGCTGTTGGGTAGACTTACCATAGATGGGTACACCAAAGAATCCTGAAATGCCTGCACCAGGACCAGCCTCAAACTGCTGAGCCACGGAGATCGGCAGAGCCTGCCGAGCAAGCCGACTAAAGCGGCCTCCTTGAGCTTTTGGAGAGTGCCCCTGAGAGGAGAGGTACTCAGTTCCGAGAGCAAAGTTAGCCGCTGCTTTAGGAAGAATTCCAAGCTTGTTCAGGCCTTGCTGCACTGGCATCGTGCCCCAGTGGAAGGGTTCAGTAAAGTGCTTTGACCACTGCATCGTTTGGCCGTTTCCAAGGTCGATACGAGTAGGGTCATTGTTCTGCCAGATGTGGTGTCCGCTGAGTGGGTAGTTAATCGCCTCAGCAATAGCTGTGTAGTAGATGGCACTGCGGAGCATGTACATTCTGTGCATGCGCGAGAGAGGAGTTCCCTTAAGCCCTCCTGCAAGGGAACCTGCAGCGGCCCGAAAGGTAGAGATTGTCCAGTCAGGCGCAAAGATTAAGAGCTGCATTATGCGACGATTTGCAGGCTTGAACGCTTCAAGCGCAAGGTCCCTACCAAAGCGGTTTTGAATGGACTCTGCGACACGACGCCAGTTCAGCCCCCCAAAGAGGTCATTAGTGTAGCTGGAGGCAATCTTTGCAATTTCATCCTCAGCCATTAGAGCCACTGAAGGATTCTTAGCATGTGCCGCAGCATTAGACTTTTGGAGACGGTCGAATTCTCTAGTAAAAATGTTCAGCTTCATTCCTGCGTGAAGACGCTCCCACATAAATCTATCTGAGAGTGCATTGATATGTTCAACTGCACGTCCAAGCGAGCCCATCCCTGGAATTGCAGTATCCATCCAGTTCTGTATCGAGCGAAAGCCTGCTTTCGTAGTTCGTACATCATCACTGGCTACACCTTCAAGAGAGAACTCAAGGCCATTTTTGCGAGAGAGTTGAATGTACTTCTCCGTGTTTGGATCAAGCTTCTTAAGCCCTTGAAGGAACCTGTCAGTCCCTGCCGCGATGCCGGGAAGATTAGTAACATCTCCCCCGGCACCAATATAGGCATCAAGAAGAGCTTTAGCATGAAAAAGGCTAAAGGAGACATTCAGGCGCTTAATTACTAGGTTAATACCTTCTAAGCCCCGCATAATCATGCTTGGGTCAGCATTGTCCAGCACGAAGCGAATTGAGGGTGCAATATCTGGATGCACAACAGAGCCCATCAAATGAGGACTATTAATGCGCTGCCAGCCCATCGGCGCACCCTTGGCCGGGCGCACAACAGCCTCCCCTGCAGGGTCTCGGAAGGCCTTAAGGGAATCCACCAGTTGCTTTGCAGCAATAGACCTTATGACTGAGTTCACATAAACACCAAGGAGGTGCCTTGCGTCTTCTGAGACAGGCTTAAGCCCTGCAGCCTTACCTTCAGCTATGGTAGGTGCCTTATTCGTCTGGCGCATTCCTTGGTAGAGTGTTGAGCCAGCTTTCGGCGCATTCATGTAAGCACGAAGCGCCTTACCGTCTAGCCAGATACGCTTCATGTAATTCTCAAGCGAGTTACTCATAACACCTGCGCTTAGGCCAGCCTTTTGAGTGGCGATTAGCACGTTAAGCATTAGGCGGGCTGCTTGAGCTTCCTGAGTAGTCAAGACTACACTCTTGTCTCCCTCAAGGTATTTGGTGATCTTTGCAAAGTCCCCTTTCGGAGCAAGGCGATTCATTTCCTGTTGAACGCGATAGACGTTCAGTGCTCCGTCTTTAATCATCCCTTCCCAAGCATCAGGAAGATGGTCTATCCGAATACGAGTGTCTTTACTCATATTCTTGAGCGAGTTGACAACCGCCCTGCCATTGACAGCAGCGAGCGCTGCGCCAGCGCCGAGAACTGCGCCAGTTAAAGGATCTTGAGGATCGAGGTATGCGCCAGCCGCGACTCCGAGCGAAGCAGCGGCGAGGTTTTTGAGCAGCCGAACGTCAACGGCACCCCGCTGTTGCTGAATCCGGCGGTAGTTAGCAGCTATTGGCATATCTTTAGATGCCTTCTGAATAGCCTCCGCAACCTCATTTTCAGTGTAGTACTTGTCAGAGCTTAGCCCTATATCTTCTGGGTCAAGCTTTTTTCCAGTTCCGGCGTTGTGCATGTCGATATGGTCGCCTTGGAGTAGTCTCGCATTGTCCAGTTCGTAGACCTTACCCCACTTTCCAGAGCGGATAAGGTCTTGCACGTAAGGGACGTATTTCTCCTCAGGGGCGCGATTTTGCTTGCCGCGGATTTGAGTTATGTCTCCATCATCCTTGAACCGCTTAGTTGCTCCCCCACCAGTTTTCCCTGTGTCAGGCTTAACCTCCACCGTAACGTGGCTTCTTCCCTTTTCGTCTCTGAGGGAGAAGATGCGACTCTCGCCTGCGGCTACGCCCTCACAATAACCTCCCACACAATGCCCAAGAGCGTTCCCCTCTTCAGTAAGCCTACCAGAAAGCCAGGCTCTTTCAGGAGTCTGCTCTCCACCAACCTCACGGCCACGAAATCGGTTAAAGATAGGCTTACCTTCAGAGTCGTGAGGTATGTGGGGTCCATTGTCCCAACTCATTCGAAGGCCCCCAGGAATCTTCCCGACACCCTTCATTTGTTCAGGAGTAAGTTCTTCTGGCTCCTTGATTTCAACCCACTTATATCCGTCAGGGTATTCTTTTACTGTGGGAAGCTGCGCGGTAGCCTTAGCAGCCTCTTTATCCATCGCGGCAGCAGCACGCTTGTCTGCCTCGGCAGTTTCCTTTACAGCGCGCACGAGGTCGTAGTTCTTGAGCTTCTCCTCTGGTACAGTAGCCATATAGTCTGCCACATGCGCAAGGTAGTCATGAATCGCACGCTGTGCACCTATCGCATCTCGGTGGGCACTTCCATAGTGCCACACAACCGAATCTTGGGGAATATCAGGAAAGGTTTGGCGCTCTTCAAAATACTTCTTTCCCATCATTTCTTTGGGAACACGATACTTAAAGCTCCCAGCATGCTTTGCGTCCACAGCCTTATCCCAGGCTTCACCCCAAGTTACGGTATCTTGGCCCAGCTGGCGAGCAGGAATCTCAATGTCTTTGAGAGGGTCTCGAGCTGTAGCAGCGTATTTGTTAAGATAGTTATTAACCATCCTACTAGTATGCTGTTCGTATTTAGGGTTTCGCCCGCCATATCGGTCAAGAGGCTCAGATATACGAGCTACTGTAGCCGGATGCCAGAAGCCTCCACTCTCCTTAATGTGCCCCATCAAGCCACCAGCAGCCAAGCCTTCAAAGGCCCCTTGCAGCTTATCATCACTGAGGTAAGAGCCCAGCGCTGCCCCTCCAGTCACAGCAGCAAGCTTTGCCACCGTGTCAATATCCACGCTGCCACGCTCGCCCTTTGCGCGATGAATAGCCTCCAAGCGCTGCTTAAGCGCCGTGAGCTCTTCTGGCGTAGCCACATTACTTACATCTGGAGTGCGGGCTTCAGCCTCTGCCTTCAAGGCCGATGCGTCTACAGTACCAGGCAGCGGAGGTACGCTGGGGTCGTAGAGGCCCCTTGCTTCTCCTACTGTTCCATGTTGGAACGGTTCTTCCATTGGCCGCATAGTCGCAGCCGGCCCCTTCATACGAGGCTTCGTAGCCTGCTTCGTTCCCTCAGAGCTGAGCCACGACGCTAGCTGGGTCTCGTCCTCGAAGGCCGGCGGTTGCCCCGCGGTAGGCTGTTCCGTACCAGGCGCCTTTTCCTGCGGCTTCAGCAAGGACGCAGTTGGCTGCTCCCGGCCAGCTGGTCGTTCCAGGGAGCCATTCAAAGCCCTACGAGCTTTAAGCGCCCTGGCAGCAGAGGCTGTTCCTTCTGTACCCAGACCAGCCATCAGTGTATCTACAATACCCTGAACATCCTCCTTCAGAATACGCCCTCCGGTACTTTTCTCAATCTGCTCTCCACCGCGCTCAATCGCACCAGAGACCTTTTGGAGAGCCTGAGCTACATTGGTAGCATCATAATCCTTCCCGTAACCCATCTTCTGCATGAGCTTCTGCACGGAAAGCGGATTATGCTCCATCACGTAGTCAGCAGCAGCTTGCCCTGTTTGAGCAGCCATCTTGCGATTCTCACCAGCGCCTACTGCATAGGCACTTGCACCACCCCTTGCTCCCACAGAAACAAGAAGCGCTGGAAGTGAGAGAATCGTATCTGCAACCGGCGGAACCTCTTGCAGCGCCTTACTTACCATCCTTGCAGGAGGTGTACTAAGGATGGCTGAACCCGCAGCTTTCGAGAACTCAGTAAATCGGCTAGGCTCGTCCTTTTTGCCGAGCTGCTCTGAGTAGCGCTTAAACCCAGCGGGGGCTTCCGCAGGCTTGTTCACATCTGGCGCTGGGGTCTCTCCTGAGGGAGCTGACTTAAGCGCAGCAGAGTAATCTGAAAAGCTCACTCTTCGCTTTCCTCATTCAGTGCACCCTCTTCCTCTGCAGCTCCTTCATTCTCTGGATAAACCCAGCCTCCTTCCGCTTCAGGATCATCCGGGTCCCACTTAGCCGTGACACCTCCATCCAAGTAGAAGTGTCCCTTTTCTAGCTTTGAAGGATCAGCCCCTTTGGGAAGCGGAATCGCAGTTTCCTCCGTTCTTCCGCCGCCAGTATAGCCTGTCTTTCCTGAGCCATACTCCCAGCCTAACACTGGCACCGTTGGTCGAGGTGTAGTTTTGAAATCTCCACGCTCCACCGCGGTCTTAAAGGCTCTACCCAGCGATTCCTCCGTCGTGAGTGCAGGATTGTTTCTGCGTAGCGCCTGTGCCTCCGAGGCAATCCCGTAAGCAGCTGTATTAAGTGTCTCTCCATCAGTGGAAAGGTCTGGGTATGATTCACGAATCTTTCGCATAGCCTGAGTTTGGAGGTCCCTTCCAGGGTCCTTTACGCCAGCACCAGCTTTAGCTAGTTTAGCAAGCCTCTGCCGCTCGAGGTCCAGCCTTTGTCTCCGAGTAGAAATTAGGCTATCAACATCTCTTTCCCTAGCCGCCCGTATTGAGTCAAGGGAGCTAGTCCGCTTAGCGTCTAGATCTTTAGCAATGCGATCCTTTGCCGTCATTGAATTCTGAGTTACCTTTGCAGCTAGCTCTTTGCTAAACGGCTGGCCGGCGTAGGGGCTCATCTGGTGAGTCATCATGAAGTAGTACGCATTCCCCGCATCCCAACTCTTTTGATCAGTAGCTCCGCCAAGAAGCCTACCTTGAAGGTCTAGGGTACGAAGCTGCATAGTGCTGTTCATAAACTGTTGGCGGGTCTGTGCTGCTTGTGCATTCACAGCGCGGCTGTCAATCTGTGACGCCGAGTCAAAGAGCTTTCTAGCAGCCTCTGCATCACCTGAGTCAATCGCCAGATTACCCATAAAGCGCATCTTTTCAGACGGTGTATCTCCTCGAATGCCATACTGCTGCATCGAGTCCATCATCATTTTCTCACGCCTGTACTTTAGCTCAGCTTCGCCAGCTTGGGCTGTAAGCAAGCGTGTACGCTGCGGCCCTTGCCGAACTGACTCCATATCCTGCATTCCCTGCAGGAAGCCTGGAAGGGCTCCTTCAATAGGCATTAGTCCTCCTTACCCTTGGCCTGAGAACATGAACGGAGCAAAGCCGTAGCCCATGTTACTAAGCGAATTCATTGCCAAGCTTGTAGGATCAGGCATTGTAGCAGTCGGTGGGCTGGCTCTTCCGTATTGAGAAGCCAATAGCTGCTCTTGCTGCCCAAGAACACCTGTTGAGTAGTCTGAGCCGAAGCGAGTCATTGCGGTAGCAAGATTACCAGATGTACCGTAACCCATTGAGGCCATTCTGCGCTGAAGGGCATCTTGGCCTTGTTCAAGGTTAAATTGATACCCAGGAAGCGATGTAACTTGCCCTGGGTTATCCATCAGGTTATTAAGCCTGTCAAAGTACTCCTGCTGCTGCTTTTGTTGCTGTTTCTGAAGTTGGCGCCCTTGGTAAGCATTGTAAAGCCCAGCTGCTCCACCCACAGCAGAGATACCACCCATTCCTAGCATCATCATCTGTTGCAGAGACATTCCAGCGCCAGTGCCTACAGCCGGGGCTCCAGCAGAGGCATTCGCTGCCCAGGAATCAGCAAATAGCTGATCCCCTGCGCCAGCCCCAGCGCCAGCCTCGGCACCTCCAGCACCAGCGCTACCAGCCCACTCAGGGGCAAGATCTCCATAAAATGGGGCTGTATCGGCTGCCCCTGCTCCACCGGCAGCGCCTCCACCCCATAGGCCTGCAGCCTCTCCCCCAAAATAGGCTCCTGCTGCAATGGTTGCACCTCCCCCCACATCTCTAAAACCTGTATCTACCGAGCCCCCTGGGTTTTGTATGTCGTTAATACCTGCGGCAAAGCTCCCCACAGGGCCTCCCACAGCAGCTCCGCCTACTGTGGCCTCCCCAAAATTTCTAATGTTGTCAAAACTACCGCCAAGACTAAAATCTCCACTAAACGGATTCCAGGCCTCTGGCAGTCCTGTCTCTGGGTTCTTATGAACCTTACCGGCTCGGATAAGCTGACTCAGCTCCGCATCATTCACATGCAAGAGGTGCTTATCCCCGTAGCGGCCCTTTTTGGCCAGCTTTCGAGCCTGCTTCTTAAGTGTTCTACTCATGAGAACTCCTTAGATAATCCTATACAGAAAGATGTAGTAAAGCGTTTGGGCAGCATTCGAAGTAGGTATCCACTGAAGCTGCGCTCGGTTGTTCGTGGCGTCGGCAAGCACTGCCGCGCCTTCACTTACAAGAGCTGGCGAGAATGCTGTACCTGCACACTCATTTGTATTCGCAAAGTTCGAAGCTATCGGTAGCGAGACTCCCAGCACTGTTGAAGACGCAGCCAGTGTAGGTGTAACATCTGCTTGACCAGAGGCTATAACTGTAGTTCCAATACTCATGAACTGAGATGAGTGTGGAGTTGAAGAGGTTACATTCGTTACGTTCGTGAATGTAGGAGTGTACACATTACTCGTGAGACCTGCAATCAAGCTATGCTGAATGTTCGTTATATGGAAGAACTCAGTCCCTCCACCGCCTTGTAGGCCTGCAAGAGCATTGTGCTGAATGGCCCCACCAGGGGTTCCAGACACACCAACAGCTTGAGCAAGTTGAAGAAACCAATTAAGCCACTCTGGGTTAAAGTTAGCCTTTTTGGAAACCTCATCTATAATGATTACATCCGTATAAGTTGGCGGAGCGAGGAAGTTACTCACTACAAGCTCCCCAAGGACATTTGCACTTCAACAGCCTGGATACGGAACTTTGTGTCTGCCCGGTGCCTAAGATGGAAGGCCCTCGAGTAAAAGGTACCACAGTCTACCAGAAATGGACGACGTAGGGCCAAGTTCACTATGCGAAACTGTGACCATGTTTGGTAGTCATCATCGCTAAAGCGGACATTCAGTAAGCTTCCAGGAGTCTGATCCGCGATGAATTCCATAGAGGAAAGATACTTACGACGGCGCACTCCAGCTTCAAAGTTTGGAGTGTAGATATCAACTAAAATCAACAGGTCGTCGTCGTTAGTAAGATCTTCTCCGATACGGTAGATTCTTCCGTTCGACTCATGCTGTAGAAGGTGATTCTGGTTAGCATCTACAGCTGCGTCCACGAAAGGAAAGTAGTTCCCATCGGAGTCTGTCCACTGGCTCCACATATTCTCAGCCATATCATAAACTAGTGTCAAGTTTGCATTCTTGAAGGTTATGACATATAACTTATGCTGTGCAATTTGAAGTTGAAACGAGTATATCACACTCGTATCAATTCCGTCAAGGAGACGCTCTACCGCCTTTGTTGAGACAGTCCGAGCGCGCAGATTCTCCATCGAAACTATTGAGATAGTTCCCGTCCGAGTGCTGGCCAGCCACATCAGAACGCCATCTATATCTCGCATGGAGTCCTGAGAGAGGCAACCCCAGTTGGATTTAGCGCCCGCTACCCGCCCGAGGGGGCTACCTGTAGCGTTCCCCGCATCGTAGAAGACCTCTGTAGTCCACTGCTTTAGCGCTATCACATTTACTAACTGCTTTCCTAGCGCTACTCCAAGGTCTGGCTCAATCGTAGGGCCTATATTATTGAGAGGGTCCCAAGTAGTCGCATCGTTTAGACCTGAGCCTTGAATAATTGGGCCAGAAGCTCCGCTAAACATATTCGTCATTATGTAGGTTGTCTGATCTAGATAAGCCCAACCTTTGACGAAGGTTGCAGGGAAGCCATTTACAGTGGCTGTACCTGTACCCGAGCCAAGGCCCGTAGCAATGAATGTTATACCTACAGTATTGCTTGCCGCTCCAATTAGCGTAAAGTTGGTTGTACCTATCGAGGCGATTACGTAGGTAGTTCCTGTGTGAAAGCCTCCAGCAGTCACTACAGTTCCTGTTATAGGAATCTGCTGTAGGCCGAAGGTTTCACTAAAGTTATATGCTGCAACACCGTTTCCTAGTTGTAGCTTAGGTGTCACACCTAGATTCGAATTGAAGCGGTAGACTCCTCCTGTAGTGTCTACAGTTCCCCGGTTGATACCGTTCTTAAAGAAGATACCATCAAAGATGGAGAAGATATCTCCTTGCCAGTTGTAGATTCCAAAGCCTATAGCAGGGTTCGACGTTGGCTGCGAAAGCGTCTGAATCCCAGGACGCTTATAAATGTAGGTGTCTGTGGTCTTAGCATCTCGCTTTACTGTCTCCATGAAACAGTTCACAAGACGAGCATCCTTGTTAGTACTGCTATCTCGGTTTTCAGGCGAGATTACGAGAGGCAGTCGATTGACTGCATCATCTGGAGAAGATCGTGCGGTAGCCATTAGATGAAGGAACTTTGTCCTTGGTTAGGATAGCGCATATCCGGCTGGAACTTTATATCAGCATCCTCAACGTCCCAGTTTTCAAGCATTGTCCTGTATTCGAGAGCTTTCTGCTGACACCGCATTACCACTTCCTGCGGCTGCCCCGTGCAGATTTCATCCGCAAGTCCCCAGGTTAGCCCAAGTGTCCACTCGATAGGGAAGTTCATTGTGTCAGTCAAGTTTGTGAAGTTCGTTACCTGGTATTGAAGCAAAAGGTGGGCAACTCCATTCGCAGCAGTCGGAGCATCCGGTGTCATCCAAAAGGAGACGACTAGCTGGGTTTGTTGCTTATCCACAAAGTACTGCGTAACTGCCCCCTGCGTAAGCGTTGTCGAGAGGGTAAGCCACTCGTTGTATGAAAGCACGAAGATTGGCGTTCTGATTGGATTAGTTGGATCAATCGTGTTCAGGTAGTACCCTTGTTTCGCTCGTAGAGGCTTCGTGATATTCACATCTCCGCCAGGAAAGAATGTGTAGCTGGTCTTTCCCTGCACAAGCGGAATCGGCTGGTCAACTTGAAGCCACAGCTTAATTCCTTGAGTCTGCCAAGTGTTAATCATCGCCCTTAGCCGGCGGCTGTGCTTAGCAAGCTGATCTGAGTCTGGCAAGTCCCCTTGAGACAAAAGCCCGGCGTTAAACATCGCATCGTAGATGATTGCGTTAGGGGTGTTTTCCGCCGGGGCTGTCATGCAGCAATCTTTCTAAGGGCTTGTAGCTTTTGCTCAACAGAAGCTTCGCCAGCCGCTAGCACATCTGCACGATCGGCCAGAGTTTTCTTAAGTGTGTCAAGCTGCGACTGCTGATCCTGAATCGTCCCTAGCTGAGCACTCAAGGCCGCGTGAGCCTCCTTAACAAAGGCTTGAAAATCAGCCTTGTCCTGATCCAGCTGCGTTTCCCCTGCCCTAAGCGATGCGTCTTTGGCTCTGGATGCCACGTCAAGATTGTGTGCATCTGCCGTGAGCTTCGCTGCCGCTGCTGTAGCCTCATCCGCAGTAGCCTTTGTGTGGGTTGCATAAGCGTCAGCCTCCAGCTTCACTTGTTGGACTTGATCTAGCGTGGTAATCAGGCCTAGCTTTTCTTGCAACTTCTCGTTCTGTGTTTCAAGGGAAGCAATCTCAGCCGTAAAGTCTCCCCTCATTAGGGAGCTAAAGGCTGCTATATGATCCCGAAGTTCAAGCAACTCTTGTGGCGTCATGGTGTCCTCACACTTTGTAAAGCTTAACCAGGTCAATAAAGATGGTGTAGTTCTGTGTCCCTGCTGTCCAGCCTGTGGTTATGAGGTTAATAGAACCATCAAAACCAGTAGCAGCTTGATTAGGTTGAAGGCCACCAGAATCCCAATTCCCAACATGGCCCCTGCCAGCAAGAGCAAAGATATTCTGAGGAGTAGTCGCATTCCATTGGAGTTGAATCTCAAGTTGGTCACTAATTACGTAGGAGACGTGATCCACTCTAAACGCAGTAAAGCGTACCCCTGTCTCGTTGTTTGTGAAGTCAGCCAGCGCAATAGCTGGTGCTAGCGTGACGTTCGAGGTATCCAAAACTCCCGTTAGCCGCACCACGGCATTCCGAGGCCCTTCTTCTGCTATGATTTTTGCTGTGGCGTTAGCCATCGAGCTGCCCTTTCAAAGAGGTACAATCTCAATCGGATTTGCCGTCTCCGAAACTCTCCAGAACAGTCTACCACTTGACACATCATAATACAACTTGTGGAGGTTTGGCGGTGCGACAGGCGCTACCTGATTGATGGTTGTGTTAGGAATCAGGAATGGTTCTAGCTTAAGTGGAATTGGTAGCGCAGGCCAATCAACTTGGAAGAATGGCTTCGGCGCTGGAGTAGTTAGTAGAGCAAGATTCGCCCCTGCAGGCACCTGCGGTTGCTGACTTGTGGGAGTCAGCGCTGGCCATGCAAGCTGATTGAAAGGCTGTATCTGGCCTAGCAGAACACCTGTTAGCAGATCGGCAGGTTTGTACTCTTGTGGCCCCGTTACCTTAGAAAGGGCTGAAAAGTCCGCTGGCGTAAAGGGAGTAGCCTGCTGCGGAGCCAGCGTACTCGTCAGCAGGTTGGGAGTAGTAAACTCTCCAAGGCGAACCGTAACCTGCGGCGGACCAAAGTCAATTGGCCTAAAGGGTGAAGCCGCAGTAGCCGGCGTTAGGGTGCTTGTGAGTAGATTCTGCTGCTCAAATGAGAAGAGGCCCTTTACCCCTTGCAGAAGCGGTTGATCTACTGGCCGGAAAGGTACAGTGCCAAGCAGCAGGTTATGCTGAGGCTGCCAGCTTGGTGCAGCTTGAGCCGGGAACAGCCTTCCTAGATCTACCGCACTGAAGGGCTGAACTACAACACCAGGCTTAAGCGTGTTTGCAAGAAGGTTAAGTTGCGGCTCAACTGAACGCCACGTATTAGCTGGAATCGTATCCAGATCAAGCGGCGTAGAAGGCATCTGCGCTGACGGAGCCGCAGGCCCAAGCGTAGAGGTAAGAAGATTCGGTACTCGGTATTCAAACGGAGGTGGCTGTTGCGGCAGCGTGTGAACTAACGGCTCCCGCATTACCACCGTAGCCGTAGCAGCCGCTGCAGCTACGAGTAGCTGTGCCGGAACAGCAAACTTCGTTGGTTTATCAGGCCCTTTCGAGCCTGGAAAGGTTCTTATAGCCACTTAGTTAACTGGTTCCCAAAGGTGCCATAGTGGGATTATGGAAGGTGCCACAGAGAACGTAACTCCAATCCACAACGCCGCTGCAACAGTTGTATCTACAGAGACACTCGCTGTACTTGTGTGCGTTACAGATGTTTGGCTTGCAGCAGTAGCAATAGCCCCTAGCTGTAACCACTTTCCTGTACACACGACGCTTGAGTTTGTGCCTGCTTGTCCAAGGCTACGAAATATAAGCCAGGCTTCATAAATGAAAGGTGCAAGCGTAATGCTCGGCACAACAGTTTGAGCAGCAGATGCTGTTAGAGACACTCCACCAATCACCGTTCCATATCTAGGAGTTATGACCATCGTTCCAGAAGCTCCCGTCGTACAGGTTCCTCCGACGGTGAGCTTCCATACCTGGCTTGCCCGCATTCCTAAGGCTGGAATCGGAGTAAAGAGCGTCGGGATAAGGACGGTCTCAGTAGTCGCTGTGATCGTTGGAAACGCAGCCGGCTGGGGATCAACCTGCGTACCCCGAAATACCTGGAACATGATGGCTCCTTAGTACGGCTCGTAGATTATGTGTGACCCGATCAGCCCAACAGCACCTCCAGTGAAAGCACTCAGAGACGACTCGCTTACAGAGACCGCAGTTCCAACAATGCGCCAGCCTTCGCCACGATTCGCCTGGTACTTTACTGCACCTCCAAAAGCATTCATACTCATATTAAGGCGAGCAGTGGTAGCTGTGTTCGTCCGGGAGGGATTCGTTGTAGCTTGCACACATGCCACTGGTGTCGTAGCCGGCGCAGCACTTACTCCATCCACTTGACCATCACCATTCGGCGCAGCAAGCGCTGTAGGAGTAGCCGCCAGCACGAGGTCTCGTGCAAACTGCAAAATGCAAGGGCTGGATGTGGAAGGCGCCTGCCCTCCAACATAAATCTCGAGCACTTCCAGAACTTGCGTGGTTGAGCCAGCACCTAGGCTCATAAAGGTGCCATTAGCATACGTGGTTCCATCCCCAGTAGCGGTAGGTGTCCACGTAGCGACTTGAAAGCTTCTCTTTGCCATTTTAACTCCTTAGGGTTTCAGTAGTACAGGGGGAGTATCACTCATTACTATGTCGATCTGCTTGTTTATCGGAAGATGGACATAGTCCGCTTTCTGTCTACCTGCGTCACAAAAGTCGCAGATGTAATGATCGCACTTAGAGCAATACGCCCGCTCGCGTGTGCGAAAGTGGTTCTTTACGTAGGCTGTTCCACAGTGGCTACAGGTTAGTGTTGCAGACTCAAACACTCCACCAGCTTTGCACTGTGCTGGGTCAAAGCCTGCAGCGCGAGCAATATCCTCCGGCAAGCCGGGCGAAGCCCGATGGTCAACGATGATGTAGCCTTCATGTCGCTTAAGAGAGTTCATATACAAACTTGTCCCATCAAAGTGAATGTTTGCGTCGCTGCGGCAGCTATTATGTGGATGCCTGCAAGGGCTTGAAGAGTCCCACCAGCTCCAGTAAATGTGTGATTGTTCGTTGTTCCTGAAAGCTGATATGAAGCACCTCCGCCAGGATTTAGGGGAGCTTCAGAGAATATCTGGTTAAAGTTTACTGTGGGTGGATTTCCGTTCGCACCGAAGACAGCTACCGTTGCTCCAGTCAAGTCACTAGTGACTGGAATGGAAGTAGTTCCAGAAGCCGTAGTACTATCTGCTGGATTGATTCCAACAGAAGTATCTGTCCCGGTAAAGCCTGCACCAGACATATAGCAATCTGATGCGCCTAACCACGCACCGGCGAGGGCATGATTTCCACTTACAGGGCTTACCAAAGTAAATATAGATACCCGCAAGAAGGTAGCTCCACTTACTTGAGAGATTGTAGCACGTTCCGACATAGAGACGCCATTCCAAGTAGCTGTTCTACTTAACTGGTCATTGCTAGCATTATCCTGCCAGACAAAGACTGCTACCAGAATAGATGCTGCAATGATGGTTAGGCCTGTTGAGGAGATAGCTAATGCACCAGCAATGTTCTGGTCCTGGCCACCTGCTCCATTACCGCCAGTCATTTGAGAGTCAAAGGCTACAGCCATTAGAAGTTACCACAGGTCCAGGACTTCCAACCTGTCCCGCTTAGCGTAATTCCGATTCCACCAGTCGTAGGATTGTTCCCGATCCCAGGATTTCCATCTAGAAAGGTGTCATCAAAGAACTGCGTCCGCAAAACCCCGTTCTGAAAGCAGCTAAGAAGGCCGGTGCCGTCGTTTTCTATACGGATCACATCTCCTTCCACCGGAGCTGTAAAGGTGCTAATGTTATTACTTGCCAGCGGCGTAAAGTCATTATGTGCACCGTTCCACCGGACTAGAGTGTGGTTCGCAGAGAGATTCACGTAACACTCATAGCCAGTAATTGAGCTAGGAGTAATCGTGAGGTTCGCGAACACCTCAATCTCATGCGTTCCTGAAGCTCCACTTCCAGTGTAAGTCGTAAAGCATGTTCCTTGGGAAAACTGCTTAGAGTTACATGCAAGAAAGGAACGCTTGAGCTGCGCTATTCCATCTGTCACGCCATCGGTATCGAAAGCAGAAGCAAACACCTTCCCAGGTGTAGTCTGAAGGTCATTCCAGGCAACACCATCCGTTAGCCCCGTCAGCCAAATCCCTCCTTGGGAGATTGGATTCTCAGTTCCAGAAAAGGTCGTCGTGAAGGTCGTAGCTGGTCCTCCAAGCGTCCTAATCCCACTATTTGAAGAGATACCCATTAGCTGTAGCTTAGCCCTACTCTATTATCCCACACATTCACGAAGGTATTACTCCCCTCAGCCCAAAGAGCTGAGAGGAGGTTTCCACTCGCATCGTAGCTTAACCTCTTTATCCTCCAAAAACTAGCACTCGTAGGAGTTCCACCAATAGCTTCACCAAAATAAATAACGTTACCGTTGGCGTCATAGTCCAGCTCCTTCGAGTAAGGCTGAACGTCTACATTTGTGTGGTGAAATGAGTCAGTCACTGAATGTAGATAGCCCCGCTAGGTCCAAACTGAACTGTCGCCGCTGCGCCGGCTGTAGTCTGTGCGCCAAAACCAAACTGCACAGAGTTCGTTCCGTCAGGGATATTCGCTGTGGTAGTCACAGCCCTCACTACACGCGGCAGATCAAGATTCGAGCCTGTTAAAGTGCTTAGCTGAAGGTCCAGCGAGTCGATCACGCCGAAGAACAGTGTAGCCTCGTTGTGGAAGGGATCAAAGTACGCAGCTATACCATACAGCGTGTTTATGGTGATTGCAGTGCTTACCGGAGTTGTCTGAGTAGTGCCCGCATTGTTCCGGTTCAGGAAGTTCAAGGTAGCACCGCCTGTAGGCTTGTTAAAGGTGAGTAGGTCGTTACCCAGAGCTGCAACAGATGTACCACTGAACACACCGATTGCCAGCGCAGCGTTCGCCACAGTCGAAGTGATCTGAAAGGAACCATACACTACGATCTTACGCATAGAGTAGTGGTTCTTCTTTACCAAGCGCTTATCTTGAAAGACTACTTGGTCATTTGCCGTGGTTCCAGTCGTCAAAAGGTGCACTGGAGGCCACACAGCAGCGGAGTTAAAAGAAGCCGTGCCAGTAGTCGTAGTAGCGGTAACTGTCGTATCATCGTTTGTAGCTGGAGTATTCCCTGTAGGGAGACCAATACCTCCATCGCTATAGCCCCAGCCAAGAACTAGTTGGTGGAGGGGCGAAAGATGCTCAATCCGAAAGAACGGTGAATTCGGAGTTACGTTGGTAATTCCGTTCGGCAGGCGTGTCGGTGTTAGAGTTTTACCAAAAGGCATAGCGCGCTCCTAAAGTTGAGGAGCGCTACCCCTTGCGAGGCAGCGCACTACTGTTCCAAATTGGAACATCAGGACAGGGGTTTCCCCCTGGCCTCATGCACCTACTTGTTACGGACCGTTAGAGCCGTATACTGCACGCGGGTCGCCCACTCCAACCGAGGTACGGAAGTAGGTAAGGCTCATCGCGTTCTTCGTGTTGAAGTCGTTGTCCTGCTTCATGTCAGGATGCTCACGCCAGAAGAAGAACATACCGCTCGGGCAGTCGGTTCTTACGAACCAGGCATGCGGCGAGGTGAAGTATGTGTTCAGCATGATCCCCTTCGGGAAAGCGTTCGTCGCCTTCAGCACGTTTATATCGTTGTTGCCTGTTCCAGGCTGCAACACCGACTTCAAGATGCGGTTAGCGTTGAACCACTCCTGGCGATGCACATGGAGGGATTGTGGCATCAGACTTATGAAGAGACCACGATCCATAGTGGCTCCCATAATCTGGATGCACATATCCTCCAAAGCAGCCTCTGACAAGTCCGCTCCCGGCGTCAGAGCATTGGAGAAAGTACCTCCAGGCGCCTGAACGTGGGCCGTGGAAATCAGAGACTGGCCATCACCAGTAGTGAAGAAGGTCGTTGAGAAAGCATTGTTGTAGGGGAAGACCGCAATCTGCTCAACACCTTGGTTGACGGAGAAGGCGTTCGCCCTAGAACGACGCGTCGCAACTTCCTTGTAGAGGTTATCCTGCATTTCTTCATAGGTGACAATCCACCCCAGCGAGTAAGGAATGTGCTGGATAGTGGTGATGACACCCTGAATCTCAGAATCATAGGTTCCCGGTCCACCTTCCGTCTTGATGGAAGGAAGTCCGAATCCAGTGATCTGAACGAGACGCTCATAGGCCTGCTCCGAATCGTGGATGTCCCAGAGCTGCGTGTACTGAGCAGTATGCTCTTTGTACACTTGACCCCAGGTATCGTAGATTCCAGGCCAGAGTAGCGCCGGATGATTGCCTGTGCTGATTGGACCTGCGGGCATGTTGGTCTCCTATCTCACGCAAAGCCAACAGTGCCAGCGTTGAACTCGTGGTTGTTGATGTACGCGAGCCAGCGCTGAGATGCACCAGGGGCATTATCCGAACGCTGCACAAGCTGCAGCAACTTTAGCTGAAGTGTTGCACCGACTGCCTGGTTGGTATTATCAACTGTCCAACCAGAAATGAAGCCGTTGTTAGTTCCAGCTACCAGGTTTGCGTTCAGGCCGATGTCAGTGATCGGAATAGGAGTTCCTGTAGAGATCTCCTGAATCTCGAAGATTACATCGGGGTCATCCACTACCATGACGTAGTAGTTCTTCGTCTTGGTAGCCGGAATGACGGTAGAAGCGTACGGCGCCGCTGGGTCTCCACCGGGACCGCCGTAGATCGTACCACCCATTCCAATAAGAACGCCACGAAGCGCGTTCCCAGTTCCGCCGGTAGCCAGCTTTACAGCTGCCACACCGTTTGCATCAGCACCGACTGTACCATCAGTTGCAACTGGATCGCCTATCGCGTAGGCAGAACCGTTAGTGCTTGCGATGAAGTACATGCGGGCCTGTCCACTCCAGGTATTCCCGTTCCGGTAGGAAACAGGAGCTAGCCCGAAAGGAGTGTTAAGATTAGCCACTATGGCCCTCCATTAGGTTGAGTTTAAGCCTTCTGCTTCCGCTTAAACATATCAGGGACAACGCCTTTTTTCGTGTAGCGCATTTGGCGGTCTGCGTTTATTTCAGCAGGGTTTCCTTCCGCGCCAACTGTGCCAGACAAGAAGGAGTCAACGACTGGTTGAATCCGTTTCTTAATGTAGTTCTCCATGTCTTCGTCCCAGAATTCTTTCTTGAGTTTCATTAGGTAGAGACGAAGGTATTGGCCGCTAGGCCCGACGCCTTCTTGTGCAGGAACGCTAACCCTGTCACCCATGTCTGTGCTGCCTGAGTCCTTCCCAAAATCTGAACCTACCCTAAATGCAGGAAGGTAACCATCTATTTCTTCTTGCTTTACCCACTCCCAACCACGACGCTGTGCGCCGGCAATTCTTCCAGGTTCACCCCTAAAGAAGTAGAGGATGTACCCTGGAACTACATCTTCTGGAATATAGAGCTTACGTTCAGGGTCAAAGTTCAGCTCTCGATCTCTGCGAGGCGCACCCTCATTAGCAGGATTTACCTTGCTTTCGAATTCGCTCATGGTTTTAGGCTCTGTGAGAAGAAGACTTTGGCATAGTAATTCTGCCATTCAGCCAAAGTCTTGTATTGTTTATCGGGGCCTACACGAAAGCGTGCTTCATCAGCAACAATCGCCTTAGCGTCAGCAGAGAGATCAGTGTAGCCTTTTCCATTAGTAGCACCACCTCCAGCTCCAGCCCCTCCAAGGGTAGAGGTGTCTACCTTAGCATGCTTTGGTGGAGGGTTGAATTGAACATCTACTGTGGAAGAGACCTTATCCCAGAAGGCGGTGCCTTTAAGGTCAGGCTCAAGGCGCCGAATACGGGAGGCTTGGTAAAGAGCATACTCGCTCTTATCTGGATCTATTCCAAACCATTCGTTCCGCTCACGCCAGGAGATGAATTCCGGAGTGTAGGTAGTCTGGGGAGTGCCCGCCTGCGGCGGGGGATCGGACTTCGCGGGAGCAGCGGGCTTTGCGGGGGTCGAAAGGAGCTCTGCAAGCTGATCCGTGAGCTCTGCCACCGCCTCACCGTCGCCGTCCTTCGTGGCGACAGCGATCCGTGCCTTCAAGTCCGCCCGCAGTTCCTCACGGTCAGCCGTGGCATCTGCAACGCGGATTTGCTCTAGTGTCTGCACAGAACGCTTCGTATCCTCGAGTTGCTGTTGCAGCTTCTCACGCTGAGCACGCTCCTGCGAGAGTTGCGTTTCAAGGTTGCGCTTCGCCTTGTTCAGGAAGGGGATGAAAGTCTCTGCGCGCTCCAGAAACACATCCGCATCTGCCCATTTACCAGGATCCCCCTTGAATTCTTCTTGGGGAATCCAGCCGTGTTCTTTTGCTTGTGTACGCTGTTCGTCAGTTGCCATTCTGGGCCTCTCTAGTGACTGCGGCGAAGATGTCATTGCAGTTGACCATCCGATACTGGATTCCATCGGCAGGCCCAACAGCGAGATACCCGGAGAACTGAGCCAGAATAACAATATCACCGCAGCGAGCCCTAGGCTTCTTCCACAAAGGGATTCCCAGGAAGCTGGCTCGTTCGTTATCCCAAGCCATCTCTCCAACCTCAACAACTGTCGCCTTTTGTTCGAGTAAAAGTGCACGTTCCTTTACCGGCTCGGGAAGAGCAATCAAGCTCTTCTTCTTCACCTCTTCCACGTAAGGCTTAACCAAAACTGCTTTCCCCAGGGGTTTTAGACCCGAGTCGTTCTGCGTGAGTGCCGTCATCTATCTCTCCTATGAACACATTATAATCCAAGTCAATCAAACTCGCCAATAATGAACATTGCGCCTCGGCCCTCGCATTGGCAATCGCGGTCGAGAAGTGATCCGTCACAGTGAATTCCGCATTAGCCCACTGTTCTTTAAGCAGGTCCCGCTTCTGCCGGAGCAGCTCCCGGTATGCCCGCGCCGCCAGCTGGCCCGCCCAGTTGTCCCACTCCTCCCTGTCCGGTACCTTGTCCACCATCACCCTCTGCTTTCTGAGCTTCTAGCTCCATCTGTTTCATCAAGAGATCTATATGTTTTCCGTATATTTCATCCTTACCTTTCGCCACCTCAAGCTGGGCTTTGAATGCTTCAAGTTGCTGGCTAGCCGCCACGCCCTGGGCTTCTGCCATAAGCTTAGCCGCTTGAGCTTCTAGCTGGATGATCTTCGCCTGATTAAGCTTGCGATCTTCCATCACTTCAATGAGGAACTGTTGACGGTCAAGTTGAAGCTGAAGCATCTTAGGCTGTTGCTTCATCTGCTCAACCATAACCTTGTAGTTCGGAAGCGGAGGAACCTTTCCAGGTCCAGGATAGATCACATCCACTCCATCAACGCGTAGCGCCTTCAGCCACCGCTTCTCGACCTCTTGCAGATTATACCCCTGTGTGGTCATTGCGTTCTGTTTGAGGGCCTGCGCTTGCATCAGCCGCATGTTGTCCGAAGTCACGTTCGGGTCTGCCACAGGGCAAATCTCACTAGGGTCGCCAAGGTAATCTTCCCGCTGCACCCAACCCTGGCGAGAGCCAAAGTTCTTTTTGAGCGGCATGTACATAGCGTTCAACACGTAAAGCTTGCGGAACTCTTCCTTCATGCACTGCCAGTGTGTTTTGAAGGTCGCATTGTAGATCTTCTGCCCCATCTCAGCCATTCGCCTATGCGTCTCCGCCGGCGTGTTCTGGCCAGGGTTCTCTCCCACAGTGGCATCGTGCGCACCGCTTACACGATTCGCGTACTCAATTAGGAGCCCCAACAGGTTGAAGAGAACCATGCTTGGTTCGCCGATAGGCAAAGGAACCATGCTCTTTTGCAGATCATCTCCCGTTGAATCTACGTGAGTCCACGTAAAGGGGCTAAACTGGTGAACGCCGCCGCGAATCTTTGCTCCGCGCCCAAGAAAGCCTCCCCTTGTATTCTGCATCGTTCCAGCATCCAGCAGCTGATTGATGGCAGAATTCACCGACTCATTTAGGGGTCCAAGCAGCACCCCAAAGCCTATATCGTAAATGCCCCCATCAGGGGAGGGGATGAATCCATACTTGGTGAAGTACTCCTGGGAACGAATCCGTAAGACTTCTGACCGCACCTTCTCCACATCCTGCCAGTCAAACCTCGTAACGATGCGAACGATCTCCTGAGAGGAACTTTCCAGCGTGATGATGTAAGGCTCGGCGTATCCATCCCCGTCCAGGTCCAGAAGACAGTGCTGTTCAAGTGTAGTGAATGGCGTGGTCTCGTCTGGTTGGGGGGTAGATACGCCTTGCCGGTTGTCTCGTTTTGCGTCTTGATGCGTAGGTGAAAGCGGCTGTGCGTTACCTTGGAACCAAGCTGTGTCCCGTACATCTCGGTAGACGCCAGTCACTGAATTCTCATAAAGCTCATTTCTGAACTTCTGCAGCACCTGCGTCTTGCGCGGAGATGTCTCCACGGAGGTAGAGTAGTAATCCAGCACCAAGTCCCGCGCCAGGACCATCTCACTGATGGGGAAGCCATGCTTCGGCGAGTAGTAACTCTTCTTGAACGTCGTGCCGACTATGCAATTATTCAAGATGAGTTTTGAATGCTGCGGCTCCCACTCGCGATCTTCCTCGAGGCGCTGGTAGCTCATATGAGCACCTATGCGCTCTGCTCGATCCTTTTTCTGACCCTTCGGATCATCCCCTACGACGCGATATTGAACTACATCTGGCGGGATGATGAGCACTGGGTAGGCCATCGCGTGATACTGCATCGAGCCTACCGTGATGAGGGGGAACTTCACGTTCGCGCAGTTGGGCCACGGAAAGTTCTTTGCCTCAGCGATCTGTAGCGCCAGGTTCATCCCAGCCTCTGCGCGGCGCTCCCACTTGAAGCGGCTCTGCCGATCTCGCTCGAACCCCTCCCACACAGTGCTACCAATGGTTGTGAGATCACGGTCGCTAAAGCGGTCGCACAAGTTCACCTCTTTCGTGACTTGTTCATTTAGCTCAATGTGCTTTTCAAGATTCATAGGAGCGTTCCATGTTGGAACAGTAGTTAATACCCCGTCACAGGGCTCTGCCCTTCGTACCTACGTGGGTCTTCCCGCTCGAGTGCGAGCGTCGCCTCGGGCGTAAAGTCATCCTCCTCAATCTGCTTGAAATCATCGAAGCCCCGCGACAAAAGGGCAGTGCTGTCAAACTGATCGTCGTGGGTTGCCTGCGACGTACCAGTGAAGCGAAGGTTCTCATCCTCATACCCTGGATACCATTCCGCCTTCTTGTCAAACCTCATTGCACGGGCGCGGTGTCTTTTTTGGTACGAGCGACCGCGGGTAGCTTTGTCCCTAACCGCTTTGATGGGGAAGATGTTGAGCCACTTGTCCCTGATTTGCATTTCGCGGTAGAGCATTGGGGCGATGGCTTTCCAGATTGTGTCATCTTCGACCCATTGGATTTCAGGGTTATGAGCTTCCTGGACTGCGAAGATCTCGTCCACAATACGGAGGGAGTGCCATCTTCCGATACGCTGATCAAGAACGTGGACAAGGTTCCTTGCACACTTACCTCCAATTGTGCAGGAGGTACGATCACTACTTTGTTTTTCGGTAATGGCGAAGTCCCAAGCAGCGCAGACCACTTTGGGGGCGAGGTAGTCTTCTTCCTCCATTCCGATGAAGTCATCACGCCTAAGGTAGGCTTCGTCGTGGTCGAAGGGGTCATTTAAGTATTCCTGTGAGTATCCTGCCGAATCATTGTCTGCAACGAACTCAGCGCGCTTCTGCCGAAGCCATCGTTCATCCCGGCCTATAGGCCAAAGCAACTCACTGAAGTCATCAAAGCTCTTGTGAGCCCGCCAGAGCTTGTGGGTCCAGGTCTCATTCCGCATCAGCCGGCTTAGTAGTGAATCCTCATGTAGTATTGTGCCATGTACGCGGATTCGACCAGTCTTTGAAAGCGCCTGCTTGGCCGCCCGAAAGAACCAGTGCCTGAACTTACGCCGGCGATCTTTGTTTTGAACTTGTTCGTCGTCTTCCATATCATCGCAGACCATGAGGTTTGGTCGCTTCCCATTCCACAGGCGACCGCGAATCCGCTGCTCAGCTCCACGAACAAGGATGCGAAAACGGTGTCCGTCGTCCATCTTTACAATCACCTCAGTCTTCTGATCCACCTCGAACTCCACGATGCCGAACTCGCGCCGCAAGTCTTCATTCGAGTGTAGCTCCTCACTTATGTTCCCAAGCTGTTCCTGCCCGGATTCCTCTGTAGAGCCCACTAAGATGACATAATCCGACCATCTGAAAAGCACCTCTGCCAAGATATAATCCATCGTGAAGGCAGTGCTTTTCGCATGATCCCGCGGTGCGGCGATGGCTACCTGCGGCAGCTCGAGGTTCGCATAGAGCGCCCAGCCATCCCTATGGAACTGTGGTGTGGGCGCAGGACTATCATACCGGGGACTTATGAATGTTCCTGCAAAGGCTTCAATGAGTGCAGCGCTTGGCTTCATTGCTTTGTGTAAAGGAAGCCGCAGCCCCGAAGCTGGTTCAGAATCTGCTCACTGAACACCTCTTCCGGTTCTAGCGGCACGGTGAGCCCATGCACATCCCGAATCATCGTCATTACGAGAAGCAACCTCGAAAGGGACTCTGAATCCAGGCTGGGAATGTGACTCACAGAAGCTCTGGAACGACAGCTAAAAAGGCGCTCTTCTCAAGTATCTGCGAGGAGCTTGTAGTCGCTGTGCAAAGCAGCTCGTAGATGACGCCTAAGATTCCTCCAGTAATGTTCTGCGAAACGATCGTCCTCGTGGCGCTCGCAGCGCCTGAGATGATGGCACTGGGGGTAGCATCCGTTCCGCTGAAGACGGAGGCCGTAACGGTCTGAATGAGGATGGCCTCGAAGGGGGCAAGGTCCGACGTGAAGTCGAACTGGTAGGTTTTCGTTTCGCCCGTGTACTTTGGGTCAAAGATTGCTTGGCCACTCAATCTTCGTCCCCACCTTCACTATCAAAGTTCCCCAAGCCACCACCCCTATCACAGTCCCACGGGAACCCATCCTCATCATCACTCTCGAGGGGTGAGGGCTCATAATCCGGCTCCGGGACTCGAATCACTTGTAGGGCGTCCTCTTGTGACCAGGACCTTTGCCCTTACCGCGCTTATTTACTTGGAGCATCTGCCGCCTCCGTCTTGTTAATGCCTGTTTTGTCTTCGATGGCAGTAATGCGCACTTGCAGGTCCTCGATCTCCAGGGCTAGCCGCGCTGCCACCTCTCCATTGAAATGCGACCGCAGAAACTCTTCCAGCGAACTCACGATGTAACCTCCAGTGGCCGAACTTCAAGATTACAGCTGGTAGTCTGAAAGCTCCCCTCCCCTGTGCAGACGTGACCGCTGCCCTTTACAAGAACGGGCTTGTTCAACTCGCCAAGGCCTTCCAAGCCGTCCTTGATGTACTCCACAATAGCCCTGGGAATGTACTTCTCAATGACCATTGCGTCTTTAGCTACCTGAACATCTTTGTAAATCTTATCTATTGACCAGCTCACGCACCACCTCCCATCTTGAAACGGTTACGAACTGGCATAGCCTCTGTCGGCTCAAATTGCTGATTCAGAGGATTCACCCCTAGGAGCGAACGCTCCACTTGCTGTTTCGGCGCCTGCGGCGTGTTGAACGTCGGGGCACCTACTGGATTACTGTTCGTCGATGCGCTGTGCTTGTCCATCCAGAGTCCTTCCTATTTGATTATCAAGAATCTTAAGCAACCTCGTGCCGAGGCGCTCAAGCCTGTCGCTGGCCCCTGAGGCTGCTTCCCTTGGAGCTCCATACTCCAGTTGCAGCTTCGCGGCTTTAAGCTTGCCATCCTCCGTACCATTCGTGAGAACATCCGCGACCACTTCTACAGTCTTGCTGTAAAGTGACTGGAACTGTGCTTCGCTGAACTGCCTCACGCCGCGCAGCCACTCTTGCGCCACTTCTTGCCGCGCGATCCACGGCAGGTAATCCTCCTCAAACCCTGTGATCTGCGCAATGAGGGGGCGCTCCACTCCCTGCGCCATGAGGCTAAGCGCCTCTTTATGCTTCGGGCTGAGCGTCTGTAGCGCTACTTGACTCACGCGGATGCTCCGGCTCTTGCTCTGCTTGAACGCCCACCAGCGCCGCGCGCACCTTCGCCAGCGCCGTTTGCTGCTCTGGGGAGAGCAAATCCACTAAGTTTAGCTTATCCATGCCCCGCATTGTGCCCTTTGGCGAGGCGTATGTCAAATCAAACCAATGTCGCGTAGCGTTGTAGATGATAGGGGGCTTCTATATCCTTTTTTCTGCGTAGAATTTCTCATGGTCAAGAACCCCCCTACCCACATGAAAAACTTTTCCCCTCCCGGCACCCTAGATGCGAATCATTCCCATCTGCGTTCACGTGCTAGATGTAACAATTTGTAACAGTGCGAACCATTGCATCGGCGCATGGTCATATACATACGCACCATGTGGTGCGGGCAACCACACAAAGGCCACAAATGGACAAGACCAGCACTATCACTATCGTAACAGCGAAGGAGAAGGGCGCGCCCGAGGTGAAAACCGTTCTCAAGATCAACTGGGACGGGATGAACGAGGAATTCTACCGCGCCCTCGCAACGCCCACCCTCATCATCAAGCGGCAGGGCGAGTATCGCCGGAAGGGTATCCCGGCCAGCGACGAGATTCTGGCTCGTGACAACCTGCCCGGAACGCGCCACGGGATGACCCTCGAACAGGCCGTGACCTCCATGAGCACGGAGCAGAAGCAAGCCCTTGCGAAGCAACTCGCGGAGATGATTGCCGCGGAGGCGAAAGCGGCGAAGCCCGAAGCGAAGAAGGTGGCGTAACCGAAGGGGGAGGGGCGAAAGCCCCTTCCTTTTTTTGTGCTGGGAGTGGAGCTCTTCTCTTCTAGGTTGTATGCTCTTTAATGTTGTATGTTATTCATGTTGTATGTGTTGATCTTGTGTACAATGTGTACAATGTGAAGACCCCATAGCGTGTGCTATAGATCTCTGAGAGAGAGAGAGAGAGAGAGAGAGAGAGGAGATGTAGCATAGCACACACACTGGGGTCTTCACACATACAACATGGTGAACAGCGTTCACATCGGGAACATTTGCACATTTCAGGCGTGGTGTGGTA